CGGCTGCTTTCTGGTCAATTCCAGCAAGCGCAGCAACGCATTCAATGATGTTGAAATTCGCCATCTGGTAAAGTTCAACATCTCTTGTTGATAGTATGCACGACAACTTTTCCAAGCTAACGAGATCCTGGTTGCTGATACCCATCTCTTTAGCTACTCGGTCAAGCCACCGAGGTACAAACACGATTTTGTACTGACTCATCTTCTTTTACCTCTGCGTATCCGCAGTTCTAGGACTGGTATGGACATCAAGCTTTTTCTAGTCAAATCCATCTCGCTGCTCTACCTTGAGAGCCAACTGGCGCACTCGACTAATTCTGGTGGTAAGCTGATTATCCGTGAACTGTTGGCAGACATCAAACTCCAAGAGAGTGCTGCCGAACACGGTTCCGACCGGAACACATTGAACAACCTCCGCACAACAGTCATGTGGATGCTGTCCAACGGAGAGTCTCAAACATATGATCTTGACACTTTACTCCAGCGCTTACGGCTGAACGTCCAAGGGGACGATGTCACATACAAGGCGTTAGAGAAAACCATCAAGCTGTACCCAGACGATGCCATTGCCCGCAAATTGGCCGGTAACATCATCCGGGAGATGAAGAAGTTCAAGGCGAAAGAGAAGCTGAACGAGGTGCTGCGCAAAGCGTCGTACACCGTGGCTTTTAAAGACACCGAGGTAGAAGACTGGGACAGCTTCATCCTTAATACAGCTCAGGACCTCCTGTCGATCGACATGGACAACGATGAGCATCAGGACGCAGCTTTCCTTACTACCGTGAACTTCGCCGATACAGCGAGCGTAGAGGCTGCGTTCGTAGACATGGAACAAACCATGTCCACCGACGGGATCATCAAGTTTCCCTTCAAGGAACTGAACAACCTGTTCGGTATTCAGCAAGGGGGTCGACGCGGTGAGTTCGGTCTGGTCAATGCCCTGCCGGGGAACAACAAGACCGGTACCCTGCTTGACATGTTCATGGGCGTGTGCCTGTACAACGACCCGTTCCTGTTCGACCCTGCAAAGAAACCACTGGTCCTGCTCTACTCAACCGAAGACGATGTGCCGGTCATCATCCAGAAGATCTACATCATCCTCAAGCAGCTCGAGGTCGATGGACCTGTGTCAGCCCGTGGACTTGATCCGAAGGTTGCCACGGCGTATGTAATGGAGCGACTCAGGGCGCGGGGCTTTGAGGTAGAGATTCACCGCATCATGGGTTCCATGATGTCCTACGCCAAGTACATCCAGCACATGGAGAAGTACAAGGCCAAGGGATACGAGATTGTAGCCTGCTTCTGCGACTACCTGACCATGTACAACAAAGACGGTTGTGCGTCAGGGTCCACAGGAGACGACCTGCAAGACTTGTACAAGCATGTGCGTGAGTACACCAACCCGAACAAGATCCTGCACGTAACGGCTCACCAGCTGTCTACACAGGCCAAAGAGGAGAAGCGTCAGAACCCTACCAAGTTCATCCGCGACATGCCAGGCGGAGGCTACTACCAAGGGTGCAAGAAACTCGACACCGAGGTCGACTGGGAGATCTACGTCAACAAGCAAGTCGTCAACGACGGTTCCTACTTGGAATACGTGTGGGGCAAGCACCGTGGCGTAGTGGAGCCAACCCCAGAGAAGGCCAAGTACTTTGTCATGAAGTACCACGACTACCCAATGTACGGCATCCCGTACGACGTGCACTTGGAGAAATCCTTGGGCTACAAAGTGGTCGGGGGCAAGCCAAACAATGCTGGAGGCGGGAATCAGTGGTACGACATTGAAGACCGTGTAGAAGAAGCCGCGTAACCAAAGAAAAAAGAAAGCTAACACCCGGAGCCGTGAGGCTCCGGGTATATGCCGCTTAGCGAGCTGTTGCTGGGGTGATGATGTTGAAGATCTTGCCGGGTTTCAGGGCAGGGTACTTCTCGATCATCACTTGGTCGAACGAGGCTTCCATCCGGATGACGTCGTGGTGGATGTTGTTGGTGACGCTGTGCATGGTGCCACCGCAGGCATTATGGGTCAGATGAGGCAGCCCGTCTTCTTTGATGACGATCTCGTTGATGGTGTAGTAGTCGCTGAACGCTTTGGTGAACAGAGCCACTACGACTTGTTTACCATCACGCTCATAGACTGCGCAACCACCCAGTTGGGTTTTACCGCCATCGGGGTCGTGGTCGTCGATCAGGAGGAAGTCATTCAGTTGAACAGCTTTCATGGTCAGGGCGATGCCGTCTTGCAGTTGTGCGCGGGACATGGTGGATCTCCAATAGATCTAGGTTAGGGGGTATCAGAGCGCCGCGAGTTTGCGGTTCAGCTCATTGATCTTGTAGCGCTTCTCAATGTTACGCTTGACCGACTCCGCATGCAGCGGACCTTCGTACAAGTGTACGTGCTTGTCGATCCAGTCGAGTTCCCACTGAAGGGCACTCATTTTACAACGTGCATCGCTGCACGGCGGCCTTCAGCAGCCTTTACTTTGTCGCCGTCGAAGAGGTTGGAGTTGGTCTTGGCGACCGAGTCCATGATCTTCAGGGTTTTGCAGTGAGCCCAGTAAGCCACTGCGCCGCCAATTGCTGCACCGATAAGGAACTTTTTCATGATGAATCTCCAGTAGATCAGGGTAGGTTTGTAACAGTGGATGAAGCAGAAGACGTACGAACTCATTCGGTACCAGCGTTCATGGCGTCGATGATTGGCTCAAGCGCCTTCTTCATGGCTTTGACACGGGCAGGGCGGGTGATAGCGGATACAACGATGAGACCAGCTACGAAGCCGAGGAAACCTTTCATGTTTGTTACTCCAATTAGTTCTTAACGAACAGGTTACGGACGTCCAGCTTTTCAGCGGAGATCTGGAAGGCAGGGTTGCCCAGTGGAAGTTGTGTAACAGCAGCAGACTCGACATCGGTCGAATCTGCGGTGAAGCAGCTGAAAGCCATCGAAGCGAATACGATTACCAACAGTGCGCCCATCAGATTGCGACCGAACATGTGAATCTCCTTAGGTATTAGAGGAAGCGCAGCTCACCAGCCTTAGTGGCCAGTTCTACTGCTTCTTCGAACAGGCGGCCGGATTCGACCTTGTTAGTGCGTTTGCACATGACGCTCTCGGTGAGGAGAGCTTCCGAACGGGCGTCCATCTCGTCAGCCAGTTCAGCGTTGCTTTTTACAACAGCGGCTTTCTCTTCACGCTTGGCCAGAGCCAGCGCTTGGTAAGCACGTTTACCTTTGTAGTTCGTGTAGAGCCCTACCAGCTTCTGAAGCACGGTGCGCTTAGGCAGGGTGACTTCGATGCGGTTAGCTTCGAGCTGTTGAATGATGTTAAACATGGTTAGTCTCCAATGACCAGGGTTAGTGTTTCTTGGCTACTTTCGCAGCGATGATTTGTTCAGCAGTAGTAGCACCGCTGGTGGGTGTTACTTTGGAACTGGCACAGCACGCTGCAATCAGCAGGCCGGAAAGGATCACCACGATAAAGGCGGAGATCAGTTTACCAGTCTTCGACATGTCGTTGTGATCCATGGGGATCTCCTTATTTACCAGCTTTGCGAGTGAAACGGATGTTCGGGCCAAAAGGAACTTTGACAGTGAACACGTCAGGGAGGTTATTGGTCAGCACTTTACCAGTAGCGTAACCAACAGCAGCACCTACAACAGCAGCAGCGGTGTATACGAAGAACTTATTCATGTGGATCTCCATTAGATCAAGGTAAGGATAGAAAGATTAGTCTCTCTATTCATCAGGACAATGTATTGCTGAAATTAATTCGAATCAAAAATAAAGGCACCCGGCATACAGCCCTCCTAGCTATTACGGCTAGGAGGGCTGTATGGTTACAGAGCAGAGGTGTGCAGGAGTAAGCCAGCAGAACGTGCTTCTTGGTCCGAACTCTCTTGACTGGTGGGTTCCTGTCGGTAGAACACCAAGGTGAATAAGAAGAGGGCAAGGAACACGACTATCAACTTTGCTTCGGCTTTCATGGGTTGGGGTTCTCGGTTAGTTAGTCAGCAGGCTTGGTCAGGTCCTGAATGATCAGTTCGTATTGGGCAATGCGCTCGTTAGCTGCCAACAACTCAGCCGTCAGGCGTAGAGCCGCCGCACGGTCAGTCTCACGGGTCTTGATGGCTTCTTGCCGGGAGATGGTCAACTGCACGTGCCGGTCTTCTGTGATGCTGTCACTGATCTCGCCACGAGTGATGAACACCGTCGCTTCAACACCAATGTAATCGGAGATGGCACTGGCAATGACTTGTTGGATCTGGGTCACGTCTTGGCTGTCAGGGATCATGCCGAGTGAGGCGCTGGCAATGAGGTGACTGTAAGGAATGCTGCCCATGTACGGGTAGCTTTCAATGTACGTGTCCGGGACATACAACAGTTCGCCCGTACGCGTCGCCAGAACGATGATAGCAGCCCCTTCATCTATATCTGCCTGCATTGCCCCAGCACTGAGGTTCACAGGGTCGTAGACGATCTTCTGGGGATCTCCGTTACGGGCACGGATTTCAGCAAAGCTTCGTTGCGCTGTCACGGTGTATTCGAGATCAGCGACTGTTTTGAACGGCGGCCTTAAAAGGAAGGCACCTTTGATGCCAAGTCCTGGGGTCAATCGTGCCATGAGGGTCCACCATTGAGAATAAAAAAGGTATGGGGGTGTCAGTCCCATACCATTCATCACTACTGCTTACGCATGCCGATCGGTTGATCGTCAGCGCTGTAGCAGATAGGGTACTCGCAATAACCGCCGGCTGCGCTGACAGTATCAGCGTCCAAGGCGGGCAGGTACTTGTCCAGTTGGGCTTTAGGTACCTTCTGGTCGTTCACCGTGCAGGCGTCGTCCATCTGGGGCTCACAGTGAGCTTCCTTGACAACAACGATGGGGGTAGCTGCCAGTGCATAACCGGAGGCTGCGGCGAACAGTACAACAAAGATAAGCATTTTCATGATTAAGTTCTCTAAGGTTGCGAATAAGACAGGGAGAACGTGTGCTCTCCCTGTGGGTTGTATTACGGGTGCTGGTGGAATGCCGATGTTGTTACCACGGACAGACCTTCTAGTTGGGTCTGTTGATCGTAGTGCTGCATCCGGCGGTTCATCTCAACGATGTGTTTACCGAAGTGGATGTTCTTGCGCTCAACACCGAGTAGGCGCTTCTCAACACTGTCAAACATCGCTGGCATGTGGAAGGTGTTGAAGGTGGGGTAGCTGAGGACATTGAGGTGGAT